AGAGGAAAAATGTCTTCTTACTTTTTGGGGGAGCTTGTACAAAGCTGAAATTACCGTAACTACCAATGCCAATGGGGTGAGGATTATAACCACTACTATAGCCATAAGAAACCGCAATCGGTGGGAGAGGTACATCTGTTTTAGGGTCAACATAGCTATCCTCCAAGATTCTTTTGTATTTTGTCTCATAGTCTATTTTATGTTGCTTCATATTCATCTCTCGTATTATGAACTATAGTATCACTAACAAAAAGTTTTATAGCTCCTGAAACAGACCCATAATCTTTTATTTCATTATTGTTTCGTATGTCCAAACCTAATACGTTATTCTCTATGCTTTTGTAATTATATTCAGATGGCATTTCTAAAGCTAACTTTAATTTCCTTAAAAGTATTTTAGTTATAAATTCATAAGTAACCTCATTTATATGATCCTGATTTAATTCAAATATGTGATCTATATAATGAGAGGCTAACCTCTCTAAGTAAACTGTCTTATCCTTATAGTGATTGTCTAATAAAGTACAATGGTCTATAAGTTCATTGAATGCCTTAGATTCCTTCCAAGTAACATTCTTTTGCCTAGATAAGTATTCGGACAATATTTTAATTTTTTCTTGTATCATAATAAAAAAAGGTGGCTTTTACACCACCCTTATTTAATCTAAAAGCTTAATCCGTCTACTACAGATTCTTCTTCTTTTGGTTGATTATTACCAACCGTTCTTCCATTACCTAAATAAACTCTAGGTGTCTTAGCTTCTCTCTCTTCCTTAGTCTGGGAAATAATAACAGAAGCGTTGTTCCCAAACTGATCATTCTCATCATTAATAAACATAGTAATATTTATATAACTACCTTTTTTACCTTTGATGATTTTAGATTTCTCAATCTTTGTCAAGTCTAAACTTGCATTTACAATATTACTCATAATAAATAATTAATTAATTAAACTAAACTTTCTAGCTCTTTTTTAAGTGGTGAGCTTACACTATACTTTTTAAGGACTTCATTAACATCCCCTCCAGTTTTAACATAACTAACAACTCTATCATAAGCAGCATCTTTTTTATTAAGTAATGGCTTAGAAGATGTGTTAATTGTTTTATGGTCATTAGTTGCATCAGCATCTTTAGTATCATCCAATAGGAATAAATTACCAAGAGCATATTTCTTTGCATAAGAAGATGCAGCACCAGACTTTTGTGGCATTTGCATACCCTTTGCGTTTAATTCTATAAAAGCACCATCTTCAGCTTCAATAAATGAATTAGGATCTTCTGCATCAATTATTTTTGATGTAGACTTAACATAGGGCATATCACATACTGATATGGTTTTGTTAGATATTTTAACACTTACCTTGTATTTAGACAGGTAAGGCTTAAGTGCTTCAAGGATGTCCTCTGCACTTCTATACTTATAATTACCAAACTTGTTAGTTTGATTCTTTGGAGCTTTTAACTCCGTTTGTATTGCTAATAGTTTTTCTGCAATATTCATAATATATAATTTAATCGATTATTAATTCTTCCTTAACTATTTCCTTTCTTACAACATCCTTATACATATCAGGACATTCAGGATCAGTTACCTCAAACAAGAAAGTTCTAAGTCTATCTATCTCCTTGCTCTGTTCTCCAACCTTACTTTCTAAAGCACTAATTCTGGCTGTGAAGTAAGATGATAAATCATAAAAATGTTTCATAATTCTTTATTTATAGCTAATTTACAAAAAAAAAGTTATCTACAAATCTTTTAACAAACTTTAACATTTGAGCAAAAAAAAGAAGGTAGACTACTTTTCTTCATCTACCCCCTACTCCAAGAATTAATGTCCGATTAATTACATATCAAAGATAAATAATGTCATCTAAGAAACCAAATCATATTAGGTTTTAAATCATCATTATCGACATGAATATATTTACTTCCTAAACCAAGCCTTTTAAATCCAACCATAGATAAAGCTTCAACTATTTTAAGTCGTTTATTTGCATTAACACATTCTATATGAGCTGCCCTACCAATTAGATGAGTAGATGTAGTAGATGCCATAAAATGATTTGTATTGTAAAGAGGAGTTCTATAACCACTAAGTATTTTAAATCTTATCCTTGCTATATCTCTAGCTTCGTCTAACATTTCAATAAATTCTCTATCCATATATTTATATCCACTACCTGATTGAGTAGGACAATCGAATTCATCAAATGAAAAATATTTATATTCCATACGATAAAATTAATTAAAAAACATATATTTGCAAAACAGTAGTAGTAAATCTACTTTAAAAATTACCAAACTTCTATAGGAATATGGTTGGATCAGATACTTGGAAATGTTTGTTTTTCTAGGGGGCTTTTTCTTTTCTTTCTTTTTTACTCTTTTTTCTTTCTTTTCTTTTAAGTATAATTAATATATATACTATGTTTAAGAAATAGTACTGCGTTTAACGACCCTGCCCTTTATACTTCTTCTTATAGTTCTTAGAAGACTTTAGAGAGCTTGTTTTAGACTTAGAGTGTATATTAGGTCGTTTGACTTTAGAACGTTCCCTATAAGTGCTTATTTGAAGTTTAGCCATTATTGATGCTTATTATTCCCAAATACTTTTTCTACTCCACGACTACCAAAATAACCGCCTATAACGATAGATAATAATCCAGTGATACTATCTAATGGATAACCTAAATACCATCCTATAACATAGCTTACAGTTAAAAATACAAGGGTTAAAGGACGTACATTAGAAGATAACCAAGAACCACTTCTTGCATCAGCTACCCACCTTCTTGTAGTACCATCTATTTCAGCTCGTTCTATATCAAGCTTTTTAAGTGCTATCTCTTTATCAGCATCGGACATATCCGAACCACCAATAATAGCTTGTATAACACTTCCTACTGCTGTATTACCTGCTACTGCACCAACTACATCTGGTATCTTGTTTAGTAAGAATTTGCCTACTTGAGTATCCTTAAACTTTTTCTTTTCAGCCAAAACTTTTTAGTATTAAATATTCTAATAAACGAAATGCAATATAACCAGTAATTAATTCTTCCATAATGTACTTCCTACTGTATTAGTAAGTCCATACTGAATTTGGCTTACTATCATCGGTGTCGCAATGTATGAAGGTTTTGGCAACTCCGATACGCTTAAATCCTGCTTTAATAAGGGCATTAAGAACAATGTATCTTTCATTACCTGATCCAATAGCAATGTCTGCTGCGACTCCAATGAGGTGACTTGAATTGGAAACTCCACCAACCTGCTGATTTCTCTCTTTTGTTCTGTAACCACTTGTGATTCTAAATGGTATCCCTGCAAGTTCTCTAGCGTGTTCGAGCTTATAAATAAAGTTAATATCCATATTTTTACCTGAATCAGGTAGACTAGGACAGTTAAACTCTGTAAAGGAAAAGTATTTAAAGTTCATGCAAATATACTATAAAGTAGTTTCCATATCATAAAGAATAATACAACTCCTATAAATATGATTTTTCCTTTATTATAGTATCCATCAGTTTGCCAATTAGATACTACAAAGTCAATTACTTTTTCCTTACCTAAAATCCAATATCTTTTCATAATTATTTACTTAAGTGTGAACCGTCACAATATCCTTCTGGGTTGCTAGTACAACCACATTTACATTTTACATCTTTCATAGCTTTCCTTTTGGTTGGTTAAACTTATCATCAAAAAACAATGCACTTTTTAAGATAATTTTATCCATTATATTATCTTGGTTTTGTAGCATTTCTCTTTGTAGGTTTATTACCATTTCTTCTAACCTATCTTTAGCTTCTACAAGCATTTGTATTTGATGGTCTTTCTTTTCCAATGTAGCTTTTAAAGCATTTACATCGTCTGGTCGTGTACCACTTATAGCACTTATAAGAACTGGTATTGATGCAGCAATAGAACCAATTAACATTAAAACGATTTCTTTGTTAGATTCTAAAACAGGAAACTGTACAAAGGTAATAATAATACCGACTATAAACAGAAATACAAAAAGGCTTCCTGCATAACTTCGTATCTCTTTTGCTACTCCGTTTTTAGGTAATGTCATTTTAACTTATCTTTTATTTGTATTATAGTCCATACTAAAGAAGCTACTAATACTAAAGTTGATAATATCATATTTATATTTACAAGACTAAAGCCAACTGCCATACTATTAACTGCCCAAAGTCTTATATTTTCCATTATGCGATTGCCCAATAAATGTAAGTATCACCACTATTATTTGTTAGGACGTAATTTTGGTTAAGAACAATTCCTGTTGAGGTAAATTGAATACCTCTTATAGTATTGTCAGCTTGTTCTTGATATGAATCATCAGCTAACAAAATACTATAATTATCATAGGGAACAGAGCCTGTTTGTCTTACGTTGTCATACATAACCCAATTTCCATTTCCGCCTGTTGCTCTTTTTATCATTACAAATCGTGGACTAAAATCTAAATTTACAGTAACATTACTTGCCCCACCGCCTGTGTAACTCCCTAGTTTCTGATAACCTGCTATGTTTGCAAAGCAATAACTTACTACAGTATCATTAGCATCATAGCTGTAACCTGTACTTGTACTTATTGTTGTGTCAGTAAATGATTGTTGTCCCCAACTTCTATCATCTTGAGTTATACCTGCTTCATCTAAGTTTTGGTCTAAAAAAAGCATATTAATTTCTGCCGATAAATCTTTATGCCATACAAGCCAAGCATGTGTAGCATTTCTTTTTTTCATTATTACCATATCTGGCTTAACTCCCAGTCCATGTCCAATTTGAAAGTTTTGATTGCTCGATGGACAAGTAAAAGTAACTATTGAAAATCCTGCATCTACATTCTTTTTTACAGTTGAAGCAACACGAGAACCACTTGCACCAATACTTTCTGAAGTAGGAGCATACCAACACCAAGCAACATGTTTTTTAGTACTATTGGTGTAAGCATTATTATTTCCAAGTGTAAAGCCATTGGAGTCAAAACTTGTTAAACCTGTTGTTTCAGTAAGTTCTGAAAAAGTTCCATTAGAAACAAGTGCTTTTGTTGCTAACCTAACAGAATCAACTAACCTGTGTGAATTGCCTGATGTGTCTCTATCTTTTATCCAAACAAAGTCTGGCTGAAACGCCATCCCAAGATAGTCAATGTTTGTAGCTGTTCCGTTGTAATTTCCACCTGTATCATTAGCACCTTCATCTAATTCATATAAAGCAACACCACCTCCATCACTAAAAATATCCGTAGTTGATTTTGTAGAACTTGCATAGGTTTCTGCTGCTAAAGTAGCTACATTTGTCCCAGATATAGCTTTGTTAAATATTCTTACTTGGTCGATTTTGCCATTTAAAAATCTATCTGTCGCTGATAAACCTAAAAGCACCTCACTTGTTGATGCTATTGTATTTGTTATAGAAAAACTTGCACTATTAACCTCACTTCCATTTATATAAGATTTAGCAGTAGAGCCATCAAAAGTCAAGCAATAGTGATTCCATCCTGTTGCAGGTGTTCCGCTTGGTGCGTGACTATATTCATTTGAAGTTGTATTTCTAATTAAAAATCTTGATGAATTTGATGCATTACCTGCACTTAAAAGCACTATACTTTGATTGTTTCCAGAATTTGTGTCAGTAAATTCAAATATACTATTTTCAGCACCTGTTGTCGAAACATTACACCAAGCAGCGACTGTAAATGCAGATGGACTAAATACAGAATTTGACAAAACTATTTTACTACTACTCCCATTAAAAGCAGCACCCTTTCTAATATACCCTGTTATCTTTTGTGTACCTCCGTTTCCTGTATAAGTGACAGTTTCAAAGTTTTGCAAAGGGTCTAAAGGTGCAGCAGCACTTGCAGCTACTATTCCCCCTGTGGTAAAGAATTTTTTATTAAATCCCATTTAGTCAATATTTAAAGAATAAGAAACTATTGCCTTTTTTGTACTTAAAGCATTTATTTCATCTTCTTTGGTTGCACATTCTGTTCTTAAAGCTGCTCTTGCATCTATAATGTCTTGCGGTGCAGCAATCCCTTCTTGCGCTCTTATAATGTACCAATCTGTTTCAGATAGTTTTCTATTGTATATAGATTTTAGGTTTTCTATTTTACTTGTTTTAAGTTCAGCTACTGTTTGACTCCAAGTCCTATCAATTATAGGATATGTAAAAACACTATTATCTGAATCAAATTCTAAATCCCCTAAATATTGAGTATTAGAATTATAACTTGGTGTTACTACATCATAAAAACCTGCCTCTTCCCAAATACTTGAAGAAAGTGTATCGTATCCACAAATTACATTTCCCCACGCTTTAGGAATTGTAGTAAATCTTTTTATTGCTCCGTCTATTTGTATTGCTTTCATAATTATACTGTTGTATTTACTGCGTAGTCTGCTACTGCATAGGTTAATATTGCTGCTGAATCATTGTCATCAATACAAAGAACTTGTATCAAATTTGTTTTTGATGTATCTAAAGCGGTTGAACCTACTTTATTAATTGTAGAAGTTGTAAAGCTATCAGCTAAAGTAATTGCTGCACTACTTAAAGTTCCACTTAAAAGAATATCAATCACTTGACCTTTCTTTATATTTTGTATGTTTAAAGTAGCTGTACCTAAATTTCCTGTAAGGTTAAAAGCAGCGTATGTTTGAGCAGCTAAATTAATAGTCCCACTTGTTGTAGTTATTGTTTGCAATGCTGTATATCTGCCTTCTAACTTGTCGTGTGTAACGCCATCATTTGCTAGTTTAGCAGTTGTTACTCCTAAATCTTTTATTCTTAATGCTCCAGAACCATTAGATGCAGAAAGTTCAATAGTAGAATCATCTACTGTAGCTTCAACTTCATCAGCAGCTACAGTTATACCGTCACCACCGACTACGTTTAAAGTTGCATCTCCTGTGTCTAATGAAGAACCTGTTAAACCTGCACCTGCAATAATACTAGTAATATCTCCATCTAAGTAAGGAGCTAGGTTTACTGTATCGGTTGAGCCATCAGCCTTTGTTAAAGTAAGTGTGTTAGTTGATAACGTTAAGTCTGGTTTTGCATAAACCTCAGTAAAGTTATCATTAACTATATCAAAAGAATCCCTTAAAGGAGTTCCAGTACCATCATTGGCTGTAGTACCGATATTAATAGTTTGCTTTGCCATTTTTTATTTCTTTATAATTGTGTTTTATCTGCTTTAAAGTCTACATTATCTGCTGTTATATTCCCTCCAAAATAGCTAATCAAATCAGCAGTAAACGGTGTTACTGGACTTACTCCTGACCAACAAGTAGGAGCAGATAAATCATTAACTGAAAAAGTTGACCATTGTGTATCTAGACCCCAACCTTTGTTGGTGATCATTTCACAATATACTTTTCCCCAATTTATTGAATTCGCCATCTTTCTTTATTAAATAACTATTTAATTTAATTTCGTTCTCCTTTTTAGGTTTATAAACCTTTTTGTTCCTTCTTTTTACAATACCCATCCAGTAAAGTTTACATCCCTCTCAGGATACATACCGTCATTTTGATTACTAACATATTCAGGATATAAAGCACTGTTATAATTCATATAATCCATAAATCTTTGTGTATAAAACTCAGCAGTTTCATTAGCATGAGCTGCTAGTGTTCTAATCTCAGACTCATCTACAGATGTAGCATTCTCTGAATTATGCTTGTAAATTCCACCATTAGATATTTGATACGCTGCATAAGGAATATAAGTCGCTTGAGTATACCAAATAAGCATCGGTTTAATATAGTCATTTACTAATGTTTGATAGTTGCCTGATAAACTACCTGCAATAATATCAGCTTGTAATTTATCGTATAATTTAGTTCCTAAGAAAGTTTGAATCTCTGTATCTTGAGCTACCTCAACAAACTGAATTAATTTATCAGCATCAATATTACCATCAAATATTGACTTTCTCTTTAACTCTTTTAATGTTATAAATAATGCTTTCATATCTACTCTTCTTCTTTAGGTTCTTCTAATTCAAAATCAACCTCTATATCTAATAACTCATCGTCATCTAACAATTCATCATCTTCTACTGATTCTTCTTTATCTGATGATAACTTTTCACCTGTCTCTTCTTCTCTTTTAATCTTAGTAGCAATATTATCTAATTCTGTAAATTCTATTGGTTGTAGAGTTGTAAAATACAAGTCAAGCATAACACCATTGAATGCAAGTAATTCTTTAAATGCATCTATAAGTAAAGTCTGGAATGGCCTTATTACAATGTTATCCATAAGTATAGAAGCTGTTCTAAGCTCCTCTGCATTATTACCAAAACCAGTATTATCTTTAATACCTAACAATATAGGTGATACAACACCATGACCAATCATAATCTTTTCTCTACTTTCCTTAGCTAAGAAATCATATTGTGCGTGTGCATCTGGTAAGTGAATAGGTTCTACTGTAGATTGATCCTCTGAATTTTCATTAAACGCTAATATAAATCTACCTGCATTTGAAGACCCACTGAATTTATCATATATCTTTCTTTCAATCCTTTCTTGAATTTCATCTGAAGGAATACCATTATTGAAATTAAGTAATAAAGAAGGTTGTAAACCATTCTTGATGTTGTTTAGATGATAATTAGAAACCTCTTCTTCTAGTGAGCAATACTGTAAACATCCTTGATAATCTACAGGTGAGTAATAATAAAACCCTGCTCTATATGGTTTAACACAATATATCTCAATAGTTTCCGATCTACCACCATTCTTATATGAAGGTATTCTTTTAGGTTTGTCGGATGGCTTTATATTGGCCCAATCTGGATGATAGTAGTATCCTTTAACTCTCCCATCTTTAGCTTTTTCAGCTCTTATAGTTTCCATAGGGAAGTGATACAATCCTGATATTTCTTTCTTACCTTTCTTATAAACAACTTGTATAGCTGCTTGACCTAACATTTTAAGGTCATTAACCATTTTCTTAACATCACTAGGTCTAAGCACACTTTGCATCTTACCAAACATCTCAGGCTTCTCTGATGAATCTGTTGCGTTTAGTCCTCTACCATAAACCATATCAACAATACCGTTTATACATCTTGAGTTTGTAGGGCTTCCTAAGTATCTCTCTATCAGTTCGTTGAAGTAGTCATTGCCATCTCCATACTCAACCCAGTCTTTTCTGGTGTTTTCTTTTACCGTTGGAATTTCATAGCCAGAAAAATTAACTACTCTTAAACTAGGGTTAACCTCTTTAGGAGCTTGTATCTTTCTTGCTGATTTTATTGTTCTTCGACTCATATTATTATATATTGTTGCCCTGCTGCATCAGAATCATAATTATTATATTCACTGGTATTTAAAGTGTGAGATATTGTAGTATCTGTTTTAGAAGTGCAATAAACTTTATCTCTATATAGTAAAGTTGTTCCTTGCTTTACCTCTATTGAATAACTGCTATCTTCAGATAAAATACTAAAGGTGCAATCTATATTTAAAAAATTACCACTAATTACGGAAGTTAATGAACTTAAAGTTTCTGTCTTCTCCGTTCCATCCTCTCTAATAACTAATTGTAAATCACTAGCAACAGTATACTGTCTAGGGATAATGCTTAATGTTTGAGCATTTGTGTTTGGTAATAACCTTATCATATAAGTATAACTAAATAAGTTGATTATTGTTCAAAAAAAAGAGGGCTAAAAAGCCCCCTTAATTTCACAAATGAAAATCCTATTAAGAATTTGTACCTTGAGTTACAGTTACAGTTCCTGTTAAACCTGCAAAAGGATCAGCTTCTGTAGCACCCTCTAAAAAGTTAGCAGGTACTTGCTCCATAGCAGAGAATGTAAGTGTATAACCTGACATATCTCCCATAGCTGCACCTGTTGCAATAGTTCCACCTGTCACATCGCAACCATGCTCTGCACCCATCAAGAAAGCATTACCGTTATAGTCTTCCACTACAATATGTGGTCTACCATAACTCATTAGCTTTAATTCTTTGTGGTCCTGTACAGTTAATTTCTTTAAAGTAAGGTTTAATGCCTGTTCAAAGAAAGTTGTACCATTTTCTCTTGAAGAAGTAATAGTTTGTTCAAAACTACTATTCCCCTTTAATTCATATTTAAATACCGTTACAGTACCTAAATCATCTACTACGTCTGTATCTGTACTGTCATACGCAATAGTTATATCTCCAAAGTCTGCAAAATAGACCGCTTTTATACCACCAACCGAATCTTTGCAGGGTTCTTTTCTACCTTTTGTTAAATCACAAGCCATATTTTTAGTATTAAAAAAGGGTGAGTAGGCACATTTGGCTCACCCACCCTTTTAAGTTGATTAATTATCTATTATTAGTTAGCAGAGTTAGTGATACCGTATGTTACGATGTCCTCAATAATCCCATACTGTACACCTGCTGTAAATCTCATAACGACTCTTACGTTTTGAGAACCATCAAGCTCAGCCATATCGATAACTTTAACTTCATTATGATCAGATAGTAGACCTGTACCAAAGAAAAGGTTAGATTTTTCTGCTGCAATTGCTTTATTGTCAGCAAAACCTTTTGCTACAAATATTTTAACACCATCAAATGTTAATGAACCGTTGTTCCACCATTGTGTACCCATTGCATTTGTACCTGCAGCACCTAAACCTGAACTTCCAAATCCTCCTAAAGCTCTTACATAAGCACGAGCAATATTAGATGATACATAAAGGTTTAAATCTTCACTTCCATAAACTGTAGAAGGAATTGCATCTACAATGCTACCTAATTGTGCAATAACATTAGAAGCTGTTACAGTTGTTCCTGCAACTTCTTGTCCTGAAGGTAATGCTGCATCTAATGAAACAAGTTTAGTTAGTCCGTCAAATTGACCGTTGTTAGATGTGTTACCATCCCAGATAGACTGCTCAGTTTTTTGTGCAACTTTAGCTGCAACATGAGCAATTAAGAAATCAGAGAAACTAGAAGGCAGGTCGCTGTGTGCAGAATAGCCCATAGAAATTGCTTCCCAGTCAGATACAAAGTCTTTCTTACATAATTGTAGGTTAACTTGTTGCTCTTCTGGTTGAAGAATTTTCTCAGTTAGTGTAATAGTTGAAGTAGGATCAAAATCACAAGTTGCGTCCTTAACGATTCCGTCAGTACCCACCTTTTTGATAACCTCTTTTAACTTTACATTTGGTTTTACAGTAATACCACCGTTAGCGATAGTAGAACCTTCAAGTAGAGCAGCAGCGATATATTCCCCTGCAAACTCACCTGCATAAGTAGTAGTAATTGATGTAGTTGTTGCCATTTTTGGTAATTTAAATAATTGTTTTTATTTGTTTAATCTAGCTAATACTCTGTCTAGAGTTGTTCTAGGGGCATTTTGAGAATACAAGTGTAAATCCTTGTTTTCTGTTGCATTTTCTGGGTTATGAGTTAAAGGAGCTTCATCAGCAGAAAGTTCTTGAGGAACTTCTTGCTTAGACTCTTCTTTAGCCTCCATTGCACCCATCAGTTTTTCAACCATAGCCTTAACTTCTGCTAATTCTTCTTTGGTTGCATAAGACATTTCAGCTTCTTGAGCTTCAACCTCTTCAGTAGCATCCACTTCTGGAGCTTCCTCTAGCTGTACTTCTTCTTTCACCTCTTCAGTATTCGCTTCAAGTTGTACCTCTTCCTGTACCTCTTCTTGCACTTGTTCTTGTGCAGAATCTTTAGCTTCAACTTCTTCGGATGAAGACAGAAGTACGTCCTTTAGTTTAGAAACGATTTCTGTTGCTTTCATAAAAATTGATGTTTATAATTATTACTGATTAAAATTAAAGTGTTGTATTTTTAGTTTGCTGCTATACAAGTATCACAATCATTGTAAGCCACAACTGAGTTTATTTTTTGATCTCCTGATGTTCTTGTATGTGTAACAGTGTAGCATCCACTATGATTGGCATTAGTAAAATCAAAATAGTAAACATCATTTACTGTTAATTCAACACCTTCTATGTAAATTTCTTTTTGTGAGCTATGTCCACATTTTTGTAATTTATAATAATAAGTTGTTGTTGCTTTTGTAACACTTCCAACACCCTGACCTCTTAAAGTGCCATCACAGCATTTTTTTGAATACGTTTTACCATCCTTACATAGACATCCTCTGTTACCACCTTTAGGTGATGAATAACTAGGTGTTTCTTTCATTCTTTTTTTCATAGCTACTGCTTAGGCACACAATTAGGCACTTTTCTCCCGTTTTTAGTTTTAAAGCCAACCATTTCATATCCCTCTTGACAAGGATTTACGTCTTCAAGGTTATGAGATTCACAAGGCATATACCAAGTCTTTCCTTCAACATCGTGCGTATGATAACCACTACAGCCTATATCTTTAGCTGCTTCTTCAGCCTCTTCCATTGTAGAGTAAGCTGCTCTTCCATCAATAATTGTAGCAGAAGCCTCTAATCCTTTTAGCTTAGACTCAGTCCAATTCAACATACTTTTACCTCCCCAGAGAAGATAACTTACAGTTCCACAAGCATCTGGTTTACTAGGATCATAATATTCAGCAGCTCTGCTTAAATAAGAGTAGATGCGTTTAAGAGTTGGTAAGGTAAACTTCTCTTTTCTCTCTAACTGTCTAGCTCTAGTTTTACCTACTAAAGTTGCACACTTATTGCCTAATGCTTTATTTCTTTTTATTCCAAGTTTAGCATTGTTTGATGCAGATTCAGGATAACCACCATAAGATTCTAAATGAACCTCTTCAGAAAGCAAATCGATAGCTTCTAATAAGTCATATTCTGCGTTTAGTTCATCAAGACATTCAGAACAAAAAGATTCCTGTACGGACTCCTTAGGGCTATCCATCTTATCAGCAAAGTATCCTTCAATAGAGAATCCTTTTATCTCACCTGCCTTAACTTGATTCCAAATATCATCATTATTGACCTTAACAGATACCATCCAAGTACCTATAGGTAAATCAAAGTTGTATTTTCTAGATTTATCTTTAGTTTCATCCTCTATGATCCAAGATTCAACTACAGACATCCCTTCAAGCTCTACATCATGTTCTAGAGTACTATTATTCTGATTACCCTTCATTAAAAACAGCTCAGAAGCCTTTCTAACGGTTTCTTCAGCAAAAAAGATGTAATATTCCTCTTCACCACTGTTTCTATATATCTTTTTGTTAGGAATTAGGGCTGCACCCATCAAAATTCGCTTTTCTTTATCTACTTCAGCTAATTTTACCTCTTTATGCTCTTTTAAGGCTATAAAGTCCTCTTCTATAGCAGGATTTTCGACAACTGAGATAGCTTCAATACCGCTAAACTCGTTTTCTTCGTCAATGATAAGTTCTATAATACGTTCCATATATAATTAACTATTTTGATTGTATTCGTTTCAGATTTAACCTAAAGACCTATTGAAGTCTACTTTTCTACTAAGTTCATCAGCATCTTTAATATCATTATGAACTACAAATGCTCTTAATGGCTTCTCTTGTTGACCTCTAATGGATTGTGCTAACTGAGATTCAGGGGATGCACCGACTACATTGAAGTCTGGTGCTTCTACATCAGCCCCACCAACTGCTCCACCACCTGCTCCACCTATACTACCACCTGATAATATAGATTTTGCTCTATTAGCTGCTGCTAATACTGCTGCTATTTGAGATGCATAAAACAAAGGAAATGCTAAAGCAGAAACAGGTGCAGCTTCTTTAGCTTGTTGCTGTGCGAGAGTTAATCCCTGTGAAAATCCTATAGCTGTGTTTGCTGCTATTTCTAACAGTGCAAAAGTTTTGGATGCTTTTGAATTTTCTTTCATTAATCCAGATATACTTCCTAATGAATCAGCATAATGACCAAACATATCCATCCTCATTGCATATCCTTGCCTATCTAATTGCTCTTGTTCTTTTGCTAATAGTTTGCTGTAAAAAATATTTATTTCATATTTAGCAAGTGCTAATTCAGCCTCTGAAAGCTCTTGATTTTTAAGAGCGTTTAATCTATTTAAGTTTTGTTGCTCCTCTAGTTTTATAGCTTCAATGGTGTTAAGATTCTCAACAACATCCATCTCTAGATTTCTATTAAAGAAATGTGTTCTTATTTGACCCATCTCTTTTAATGCTCTTATTTTTACATCAAAATTACCTATTTCAAGCTCATCATATTTACCTTTCTCTTCTGATTCTTTTTTTCTAGCTTTAGACCTTTTCTTAGAAGTGCTTATCTCTATTATTGTGTACTCTGAAAGTTTATTAATAAGCTCTTGAGTTGCTATATTTTGCTCATCTAAAGTAGATACTATATTATCTGCTGCCTCTATTTGAGCAGTCCTAAATTCATCAAGATTTCTAGTTCTTTTCCTAATACTTATAATTGATTTGTCGGTTCTTTTTTCATCTTTTTGAGCTGACAACTCACGAGCTTCTTCTAGACTTAATCCTATTTTTGAAGCTTCTTCCTCCGCTTTTATTCTATTGTCTATAGCCCTACCTGCTAATTCATCTATCTTGTTTTGTGCAGCTCTTGCTTGAGCAAGTTTAAAGAGTTCATTTCTATACTGATTTGTTATTGTTATTAAATCATTAGTCTTATTCTTTAAATCTTCAGTTTTATGACCTGCATCATTTAAGTTTTTCACAAAGTCTGGGAACTCCTTATTAAGTTTCTCTATGGCTAATTTGTGCTGTTCTTGTGATTTATTTGAGTCCTGTAATGTTCTTATGTATGTTTCAAAATTACCTGCTGTTTTGGTAACCGTAGAACCCATACCTTTAAAAGCACCACTAAGACTGTCCGTATCACTTTTACTTTTTCTAGACTCCATATCAAATCTCTCAAGTAAAGCAACAACAATCTGAAATGCAACAATTAAACCTAAAGGGCCTTTCATTGTATTCCACAAGGCTTGCATTCCTTCCTTAAAACCACCTGTGGTTGCTATCAATGTAATCATTAATGTTGATAACTGAGAAAGGTTGTTTGCCATACCCCTAATTCCATAGTTAGAGTCTGATATAGTTCTACCAAGTTCGACAATAGTAGCACCTGCTAATCCAGTTTTATCAATCATTGGATTAAGACCTTTACTAGTAGTCTCAACCATAGTAGCCTGTTGCTTCTTTAAATCAGCAGTTAACCTATTTACTGCTTTATCAGCATCTACAAAACTCTTTGTTAATCCATCGATTTTTATTTTGCCCTTATCGTTTACCTGTACGACATAGGTCAGCTTTTTCATGTTATCAGCCATTTGCTCTTCTTTTTACGGATTCCTTTAATTCTTTAAACTTTGTAGGGGCTTTGTACTTCCCTTTAGCTATATCTATAAGAGGATCAACTCCATACAAATCACCTGCTTTCAATAAATCTATTATCTGTTTTATCATCCTACTATCTCGCTTGAAAATATGTTTAACAATTCTAATTCAGACTCACCAGTCATTAAGTTTGTTGTTATTGAGTTTATCCTAAATATCTTATCCTGTATCTTAATCTGGTCATTTAACCTGTAATTAATTACAATGTTAGGTGGCAAGAAAGCCTTAACCTTAAACATTCTTTTAAGTGGGTTAAATACACTTTCTACATAACTTTTATAAAACACATTGTATAATGAATTACTGTCTGGCCCATAATTTATACCTTGAAATTCATCAAATTCTTCATCAAAATTTAGTGAATAAGTTGGAGGTGTCGTTGAATTACCAGTATCATTTGAATTCGATGGTCTCCAATAACTAGTAACTCCAGTCGGAGGAGATGTAGAAATCCAATTAATTTTACCACTTCTATTTCCATTTGAATTACTAGCATCAGGTAATCCAGTTACTTTTATTGCGTAAAACAACAATGGCTCTATCAATACAGTATCATAATCACCTGTTGGTATTCCATTAGCATTTTGACCTGTATTAAAATCACCTCCTGCACAATATCCATACTGAATTAAAGTTTGTCTAGTGGGGGATGCAGAAGAAGTGTTTAGGTCTAATAACCTCTCATATTTTAAATGAGAGAAGGGTAGTTGTATGTCGTATTTCTGACCTCTATCTACATCAGGGAAAGCTCTCTTTACATTAAATTCAGCATCTCCAAAAACCTCATTAAATTGAACCTCATGATTTTCCATTAAAACAGTTTTGGTTTCTTTATAATTGAAGTTAATATCTGTGAATGGCAGGACAGAATTTACAGTGTGTTGTGAAGAGTCCAAATATTTATCTATATCTATTAAACCTCCTAACTTATTATTTACAGAGTCTGCATAGTAGTTATCTAAAGTATCAACATATATTTTACCATATTCAGCATCTCCATGATCATCTATAAAGTATGCTGTTAAATTAAACATTTTAAAAATGCCAGTAAGAAAGTCTATAACCTTCATCTTAGGTAATCTGTCTTGCAAAAGTAATTGAGCCTCTGTTGATTGACCAGTGGTTGTATCATAGAAATTATCGTTCAAAGAATTGAATATATCAGTGAAGTAAAATATAAATTGAGCAGGATTAATAGTTAATACTTCTTTAGACTTTATTTCTATTTCGAATGTATGTGATAGTACCTTAGAACCATTACTATCGTATTTTTGATTTTTTTCCCACTCCGCTAAGTTAAATTCTATAAAACTACTAGAGGAATCAAAAGGGGTTTCAAATATGTTATTTCCTGTATAACTTTGTCTAAATTCACTCCCATTAGTTTTATTTCTTAATATAACCTCATACTCTACATTTTGGTCAGAAACAACAACATCTAGCCTAAATTTATATCTACGACTAGATAACATATCTACTGTTAATTCACTCCCACTTATTGTTAATATATCCGAATAAACGGCTGATGGGTATTTTTCTGAAAATCCAGTTATAAAATACGAAAATAAAAATTCCTCATCATCGTCTAAATCATTAAAATCTCCTCTTTTACTATTAATCCATAAAAATAGATTACTAAATTTATCTGAGTCAAAGAAGTCTCTTGTAAACTGTATTAATTTATTTCCGTCTGCATCTCTATATGTATCTTCTATTGCCTCAATAATATGGATTCCTCTAATTGCAGGTTTTAAATCTGTAAATTTTAATCCCCTATTTGGGTCTCCATCTGGAGTTAAAGATTCATCATGATATATATTGCCATCTGCATTGTAGCTTGGTGTTGCTGAATGAAAATATAGTCTTTTCTTAGATGTTATAAGGGGATATATTATTGCATCTTGCTGAACAGTTCCATTTATTGAAAAGTCAATACCATCTGTAAAACCACTCTTAACATTTGTTTCATTATACTCATGATTATACTTAGATAAGTATCTAGGAGCATTCTCATTCTGTTCATCTACAGCTAAATCAGTTAATTCATCATCACCAATTAAATCCTTTAATGAAACAGTATTGCCATAAAATATAACCTCATAAGCATAAGCCTTATTGTTTTTCATCTTTACACTGTTAAGGAATATCTTACCTTCCCTGAATGGTGCATAGTTTATATGTAGTAAAGCTTTTCTTTTCTTTCTTGCATCAAAAGCATTCCCAGTAATATTAAAGTTATAGAAGTGTCTAAACACTTTATTATTAGTCTCTGATGCAGGTACTGAAAATGTCTGAGAAAAGTCAGTGAATACCTTTCCTATATCTTTAACATCCTGTATAGTGGATGTAAGCTGTATAGTCTCATTATCGAATAGATCAATGAGGACTTCTTGGCTTTCATTATTTTCAATATATAATTGAAGTCTCTGCATTATCTAACTGAGTTTAATTCACTAAATGCGTAATCAAACCTTACTGTGAAATTGAGTAACTTATCGTATCTCTCGTTTTTATATTCTATATTATTATCTGAAGGTGTTACAGGATAAACTCT